GCCAGTTTTGCAACCAAGTTGGGTACTACTGGAGTGTTGCTGTCTGCAGTATTTTTTGTTACTATTACTGTAGGAGCATTATTATATCCTGCTCCACGATCATGTATAATTACGCGTGAAATACTACCGGTAAATGGATCAATTACAGCTTCTGCGCGAGTACCTCTGCTTGGATCGAATGTTATTGTTGGAGGCAACCCATATCCACTACCACCGTCTACAATTTCAATTGTTTCGACACCAGTGTGTAATTGTGTTCTAAAATTAATGTCTCCAGACTTGACTGTCGTCGTTGCTGGATTAAAGAATTGTGCACGGTTAATTCTAAATTTTAGGTCTTGTTCTTGTTGAGGAGTCCAAGTAAAGGCATTTGCACTTGTAAAAAATGTACCAAGATATTCTTGTTTTTCTATACGTTTACCAGTAATCACATCAGCTTCACCAAGTATTGCATACCAGCAACGATAATCACCATCATTTGATGATACTACCACTGCATACTCTTCATCACTCTTTAAGAAAACAGGATCACTAAACCTAAAGTTTGTGGGCAATGAACCATTAGCACTTATTTGTACCTCAGATGGGCGACGGAATGTGCGTGAGTATGGAACTATTGTGCGTGTTGGTGCACCGTTTTCCATTGTTACAATATAAATTTCAACCGGTTGGAAAAGTGCCTTTTGAGCAAAGTATAGGTCAACTGAAGTTATAAATGCACCAGTTGGATAGTCTTCTGAACTAATTATAAATGACTGAGCAAGCGGGTCATGATATGTTGTAGTGCTTGTGACTACAGTTCCAGAAACAGTTTCTGAAATTGGGGTTACAGTAAATTGTGGCGTTTTCGTAGACAATATCGTCTCTTGCACAGTCTCAAGTATACCACTTGCAGTATATTTTGATAGTGCATACGTAGTTTCTGAAGATGCATTTCGCGGATCATCAGTCAACTTAAATGTACGATCACCAGTACGGAATCGAATCGAACTATTATTTGGTATGATAAATGAACCATAGAGTTCTCCAGATGTGTCAGTAGTTAATGTTGCGCCATATGCGCTATAACCAGACTCTGGAGATGGTAATTGGTTTGATAAGATTCCATCAAAACGGCGAGTAGTGTTATCATTTACTGTCGTAGGAATGATAAATTTGGTTGAATCGTTATTTAATATTTGATTTGTGTATGCTGATATATCACGATCTTCAAAGAATGGATAGACTCGAGTAGACGCCTTTAATCCAGTTGCATGGAAATATACAATTCGTGAACGTATAAATGGTATAATTGAAGTATCAACAACACTTTCACCAAGACTTTTTGGCACAAATGAAAAACCAAGAGTAGTATTTGTGCCTGTACGAGTGTCAGTATATGCGCGTTGTGTAGTGGTTGTCGTAGGTATGCCACGACCTCTTATAAATGCTCCGCGTGTAGTAGTTGTACTACTCGCACCCCATTGTCTAGTCCAGTTATTCCAATCCGTGCCAAGTATGTCAAGCGCTGGATCTTCTGCAATAAACTTGATTGCATCAAATGCGCTGTCATCAGTTACAATAAGATCTGGGCGAGTGATTGTGTCTTTCCAATTATCGGCAGCAGGAGACAGACGTATATTCCCATTAATCTTTGCATATATGTGCGGGTGAACACTAATGTGTGCAGTCGCTTTTAGGTGCGAAACAAGTTCAACCTCGTCGTAAGACAGCGTAATTATACTGTCATGTACTCGTATTTTCCCATTGTCTGCAAGCGTAGTGCGTGTAATTGAACCACTCGTAGTATTTGTAACTGTAGTAGTTGTTAGCGGACTGTCAATTGCAAGGTCAATGTTATGAGTATTGTATCGAGGACGTAACAGTCCAGCGTCACGGTCAACTGCGCATTGATATTGAGGATCAAAGACGTCGCCAACTCCATGACCAATAAAATTATCAACTAGTATTCCATTTTTAAATCGTTCGCCCGCATCATCAAAAATTGGTTTATCATTAGCAGAACGTTCTAGTAATGATAGCGAAGTATAATATTCAATATTGCCTATACGTTTTTCAAGGGCACCAATGTCTCGCATTGTATATCGACGATTGTCGATATAATTTTTTACAATTTCAGACACATTTTGCGTGTATGCTGGAACGTTCAATGAATAGAGTGTCATTGAATTTTTTGGCGCTCCAGGCTCAACTGGAGTTAGAGATGGAATGCCTTGAATAATCGCAAACTCATTTCTAGAATTTACTGTAACCTTATCAATACGTGGTAAATAGAATGTAGCTGCGCAAGTTATAGGGGTATTTGGATCAATAATGGCTTTTCCAGTATTTGATACTATATTTCCAACAACACCTGAATTTACAGTATAGAGTATGTCTTGTCTAAAGTCTAGCACATCAGAAAGTTTAATCCCAGAGTATGTTGGTATATTATCATATGGGGTGCCAACGCTGTTGTTATTTGAACTATAAGAGTCAACATTATACATCACGAGATCACGACCAGAGACTCCGCCAAGACGGTCATAATATTCATATGTAATATCAATATTAGCATTTAATTGGCCAGAACCAATATATTGGATGCGTCCATTTGTATAGATGTTATCGCGTTGGCCGTCATCAATTAGTTTAAATGATGAGGTAATGTCTTTATTATCAGAAACCACACTTACGATGCGGATAATATCGGTATTTTTAAGAGTGTATATGCGAGACGCACCTCCAGACGCTGGTGTAACGCCACTGTCTGTAGTAGATGCCACACTCTTTGTAACTCGCGCTGCGGTACTGGCATTTATAACCTTAACTTTTGCAAGCGCACTATAAACTGCGCCTGATGACCAGTTGCTATTGCTCGGTACTATTGTAATAGTTTTTGCATTCGATGATAGCGTTGCAGTATATTCACTTTGTGTTTTAGTGGTTCCATTAACTATTAATGTAATATCACTTGTGTCAGTAAATATTTTATTATCACCAACATTAAGAGTTATATTTGGTGCAGTAGATCCGCTAAAAGTTTGTTGAACATAATATGATATATTTTGAAGAGTCTTTGTTTGTGCATATGGAAGTTCAAACAAGTTTGTACTTGATGTTGTTTCTTGTAAATTTCCACCAGTTACATTAAACAAAAAGTTATTTCCATAAATTTGATCAATGTTATCAAATCGACGTGCATTCCAATTAGCAGTTTGTGCTGTAGAATTAAACTTTACATCATATACATAACATTTAAATTCTGTAGATGACGCGCCAGTTGGTTCAAACGCCTTTATGCGACAAGTGCCAATAATGACTACATTTGCACCTTCTACTGGAGGTGTAGTAGTTGATAATGTCGTGTTGTACGCATACAGGTTATATGTATTTGTAATTGTTGAAATCGATGGAAAGGTAGAATCATTCGCATTGGCACGTTGTACATCACCAATAAAATAGTTGCCTATATTTGCACTCACACTGACATTAAACTCTCCAGTCTCAAGAGCCTTTGGAGAGGTTAAGTTTAAACTTTTATCAAGTGCTACTCGGTACCCATCAACATAAGCAGTAGATGGATCGAGAGTAACAGTAAATTTACCTCGTGCATCTTCAATTGCTGCCTTTTGCTGAGCGACAGTTTCAAATGTATATCCTATTTGATCTAGATCATCTGCCTTGTATGCACCATGTATATATGCAACCTCACTAACGCGGCCGCCATTGGTTTCATTTACTAATGCAGTGCCTGATGTTCCGTCTCCTGGTGGTAAAACTGCTACAAATTCAGAACCTACAATTGCAGGCGAAGCTGCGCCGAGAGCAACCCAATCAGTAAGAGGAGCAGTAGTGCTACCAAGATCTTGAATGCGATAGCGCCGCCCAACTACAATACAATTTGCTGGTAAATTATCGCCATCAAATGTCTCACGTATTTGTATAGAAAATGGATTTACTGTATAGTTACCAGACTCTTCGCTTGTACGCTTTGCAAGTATATCAACAATTTCCGAGTATTCTGCAGTTTCAACAACTTCTAATGGACGCGAAGAATTTATTACAAGCAGTTTTATATATGAATTTGATACATCTGCTGCATACACAGTTGATGTGATCCATTGCAATGTTAAGTCTATTGAATAACGATCGGCGCCTGGAGCACTATAGTTTGGAGTGCCATTTGCATTATCAAGTAATGTATTATCGCTTGAATAGGTGACAATATTTTCATCAATCTTTAATACTGCATAACCAGAAAGAAGTGTTTCTTCAGACGCCTTATCAATGAAAACCGTTTGACGTGGAACTGCTACAAATGATCCCTTTGTAAAAAATACACCTTCTTCACAAACAATTCCAGACGCAAACCCAATAGAAATATAAGTTAGATTTGATACTGATGGCAACTCATTTTCAGTTAAATTTAAATCTGAAGAACGCAATATTAGACTATAACCAGCGAGTGTGTCATCATCAAATTCAGTTTCGCCGGCATTTCCCGTATTGATGTATGTAAAATAAAACCTATAGATGTTTGCCTCTATTTGTCTATAACCAAGTATTTCACCACGAAGACCTGAAGCATATTCAATAGTTTTTGCAGTCTCGGCAATTTGAGCGACAGTAAATGCAGTTTCGGCAACAGATGAAACTGCAGTTGATAGGTTTAATGTAAGTGAGCGTACACTGGGCAAAAAAGAAGTCTTGCCGCCAATTACTGCAGTATCATTTTTCCAAACACTGCTGCCAAGGCGATTAACTTGATCTTGCAGTGCAGACTGCAACTGATTAAGTTCTCTTACCTGTACACTATAACCAGGTTTAAATAATACGCGAAGATAATTTTTATCGCCATTTCCAGACGCATTATAATCATCATGATATGTAGTGTTGTATGTTGTAACAGACATTAGAATTGAATAATAATCTTGATTTCTTCAGTTTGAGCACTTTGACGATTTATTTTTTTGCGATTTTCAGCAAATATAACTTCGCCGCTACGTGGTGTATACTCATTGTTATTTACTGTTAAATAATTTATAGTGTTATTATTAGGTGCTGTAAATGAACCAGTTGATGGTACCACGCCATATCCAGTAGTTGAGTTTTGGTGAAAATAAACACGATGTTGGGTGCTTCCACCAACAGAAACAGTAGAATAGTTATCAAAATACGCCTTTATTCCAGTCGTACCAAAAGTTATTAAACTACCAACTGCAGGAGTACTTGTTGGAGCAGACGCTAATGTTAGGTAACGAAGCGCGGCTAGTGTATCAATTGATGAACCTTCAGAATATTCTATATCTTTTAATACCGATATTTGACGATATGGTATATACAACCCATCATCCGAAATGTTATCAACTGCGTCTACCGCGATTCCAACATACCACGATGGTAAAGTTGCTGATGGTTTGTATGCAAATCCACGAGCAGGAGCAATATGTGGAACTATAACTGCTCCAGATCCAGTTTCAGCTGGATCAAAAATAAAATATCCATCAACTATACCTTTTGAAGACTCCGCGATATAAGAATAGTCAGCAGGCAATAGCACACTTTCAATCGCCCCAGTAGTAGAATTTATATTTACTGGGCATGTTATTGTAATTTCGGTGTCATTGATTTTTCGCGCAACAAACTGAACAGAATTTGTAGATGTATATCCACTGCCTCCAGAAGTTAATGTAAACCCATATAATAACCCTCCACCATCATTTTCAATTGCTGCTGAAATTGAATCAGCAGCAACTCCAGAAGAAATGCTAATAAATTGATCGGTATTGATATTTGCAGTTGCAGTAACTACATTATCAACAAGTATCCATATATAACCATCACTGCCATAACTAAGGGCACGATAGTCAGTGGACACTGGAATGTTGGCAACTGCTCCGTCACCGGCCTTTAAGCATAGGTAAATTCGTCCACTTATAACTGCATAGCATGGATTAACTTCTCCTCCACCAACAAGTGTACTAGGGTAAAAACAATCAGGATCGGCTGGACTGTATGCCTTATAGCGAGCACCAGCTTTCCATTTTATTTGTGGAATTACCAGTCCGCTATTAACCGTATTAATCTTAATTAATGTAGTTAAATTTGATTTTATATCGGAATCATCTGAAGGAATTCCAAGAGGAATAGGTATAACTAAACTTGTTGACTCCTCGTCGGTTGCCCATTGTTCAGATTTACCAAGCCCAAGATAATATGTACTGTCTGCAATATTGTCTAGAAAAAATTGAGCGTTGTTTCTACGAAAGGAGTCTGTTACGATTGCTGCCATATATATTTTTATTTAATGTATTTATAACAAAATTTTAATTATTTAAAGCGAGTTGTTGGATGTAATTTATTAGTTGCTAGTAGTAAATGAATATTTTTATATTTTTACGTAATAGCCTAATAGCCTAATATTTGTACTATATTCTGGTGTAGATGTTGGAGCGGTTGAAGCTTTATTATCAGTTAAAAAATATTTGAATTGTTGGTTAGTTTCATCTATATACAATGGGAATGTCGCACTGCCTTCTGCTTCAAATCCTCCTGTAGATGTACCCATAGAATCTAATGAAATTCTAGTAAATGATGTATTAATAGCGTTGTATTGCGCTTGTGTAATATTCTGTGCAGTTGTACTCGTAGATGGTACAACTGCACTATTTTGTTCACTCGACTTATAATAGTTTGCGCGTATTTCATTATTTGCAAATGTGTTGCAATTTACAATAGCTTGGAGAAGTACACCAACAGTATTTGTTGGGCAATTTGGAACTGTTACTGTCTGTATGCCTGACCACCAAGGATCTGTACTTAATGTTCCGTTAGCAGAATAACCTATTAAAAAACTATTACTATTTGAAAGCGTACTATAGTTTGCTGGCACAAATACAGGTGCCGACTGTGATAACGCTGATACTTTACCATCAGAGTCTGACACCAATACTCTCGATGCCGTCAAGTTTTCAGTATCAATAGTAGTTGCAGCTCCTGTTATTGTTGCTTGTTTGCCATTTAGTTGGCTTTGAATACCACTAGTAACACCACTTAGACGTCCTATTTCAGCACTAGTAACAGATCCTATAGAGGTTGTATCAGGTAACACCACGTTACCAGAGAAATTTGGGCTTGCAAGGTTTGCCTTAAGGTTTAATGCGGTCTGTGTCGCCGTAGATACCGGTTTATCAGCATCACTCGTATTATTAACATTGCTGAGCCCAATCATGCTCTTTGTAATGCCACCTACTGTTCCAGTAAAGGTTGGATTTGCAAGGTTTGCCTTAAGATCCAACTGTCCTTGAATACCACTAGTAACTCCACTTAGACGTCCTATTTCAGCGTTATTAACCGGTCCTATAGAGGTTGTGGTTGGTAGCACCACATTTCCATCAAATGTAGGAGAATTAAGATTTGCCTTTGTTGATAAGGCAGTTACCATTACAGGTGGCACACTCGAAATCAAATTTGCTAGTTGATTTGCTGCATTAGACGCAGTAATCTTTCTATTTGTCCCTGCAGGACTCATTGTTAGATCATCAACATCAATGATTTGAATGAGATCATTACTCGTAATAGTCGTTGATGTATCTAGGTCTGTAATTTTAACTGGCATATTTTATATTTATTAGAATTTTATGCAATACAGCATTGCGATGTTTACCGGGCGAGTCTCACTACCTGTAGTACCACTATTTGGCGAGCCTACTGTAATAGTGTGACTGTGTGCTCCAGCCGTTCCTGTAGAAACCGCTCCAATTCCAGTAACATATCGTGTTCCACTTAAAAAAGGCCCGTCCGGTGTTGTTCCAGTTCCAGTTTGTCCAGTCGAATGATTATGATCTCCTGTTGAATTGGATGACGCAGAATGCCCGTGAGTTTGGAACATTTGACTTTGTTTTGCGCCAAATACGCCAGACACAGTACCATCACCGTTTGTTCCAGATCCACGAACGAAATATCCCCTTAAATCGGGGAGATTGAAGGTCGTACTATTATCTCCTGCACCATATGTTGTGCCAATAGCTGCAAAAAGTGCTGGATAACCAGAAACCCCTGCTCGGTTAACTGCCTGACCGTTACATACAAGCCAACCAGTTGGTGCAGAGTTCATTGCAAAAGCCATAACTGCTCCCGCTGGAACAAAGCTAATTGTAGTGCCACCAACAGTAGTTGTGCTTGGTAGTGCTACATTTCCAGAGAATATTGGACTTGCGAGGTTTGCTTTAAGGTTTAATGCGGTCTGCGTTGCAGTTGATACTGGTTTATTTGCGTCACTTGTGTTATCAACCGCATCAAGTCCAACCATGCTCTTTGTAATGCCACCTACTGTTCCAGTAAAGGTTGGATTTAAAATATTTGCTTTAAGGTTTAATGCAGTCGCAGTCGCTGTTGATACTGGTTTATTAAGATCACTTGTATTATCAACATTACCTAAACCAACTTGTGCTTTTGATACTCCACTTATAACAGAAGAAAATTGAGTAAAATTTATTGGATCAGTGCCAACTACAGCAACGACACTTGTCACTATCCATGAACTGCCTTTAAGGTCACCGCCATCTACAAGTACATATCCATTATTAATTTCTATTGCCTCATTAAAGTCTGTGGCACGAAGTGGGGACCCACTTGCTTGAACTACATAGATTCCATTTTGAGCAGGTGCGCTTTGATCTTTTAGGAGTACACGATTGCCAGATGCAAGGGTTATTCCACTTATACTAGAACCTGGAATTATATTGGCTATTGTATAATTTTGTGCATTAGATGCAGTGACTACTGGAATTGCAACCTTTATACCAGCACTATTATTATTTGCTTTGCTGTCTAATGCATTTTGTATAACTTGTGGTATTGTTGTAGTCAGCCGCGCAAGACCATTTGCGAGGGTACTCGCTTTAATCTTGCGATTTGTACCAGCTGGATATGTCGACGAAGTCTGCTCAATATTAATTATTTGTAAGAGGTCATTTGACGTTACATCTGTGTCAGCTGTTAGTTCGCTTAACTGTGAAATTTTTATGGTAGCCATATACGATATTTATATAGAATTATATTGTGTTGCGGACAACTCTAAATCCTATGGCAGTATTCGTAACATTGGGACCGCCAGCCGTACGTACTGCAACACGACTGTAATTAGGACCATCATTAGACGTCCAACCACCGCCACGTAATACACGAATTGTACCTGAAGTAGGTCCACGTGGATTGGTCTGACTGCCTGTCGCGTATGCCCCAATCCAATCCCAACACCACTCCGATACATTTCCTGCCATGTCATACAAGCCGTAGCCATTGGCGGCAAAAGCCCCCACGGGCGAAGTGTAAGGTATCGATCCTGTCGCATAGGTCGGATGGAAATTGTTCACCGAGCCGCTGGAGTCGTAGCTGTAGCCACTAGCTGCGCGGTAATTCGC